ATGGATGGGTTGGAAACTCAAGAGGCAACTTGTGAGAGATACAACCGATTTCAAAAAGTTCCTCGCAAATTACGAAAATGAACACGAAGACCTGCCCTAAGTGTGGTGCTAATTGGATCAACGATCAGCACTACTGGACGGGAACAAACAAGCCAGGTAATGAACTTGACCTGGCGGGGTTAGTATGTAACAAGTTGGGAGATGATACTTGTATCAATCCTTGTCGTGGCAAAGAAGGTGGTGTTACATGGGAGAAGAGATTGAAGGAGTTGGAAGAAGACCACCCCTAAATACCAGTAGTGACTAGGTTTTATTGTGGCAGCTGGTACTGATGTATATTTGGGTAATCCTAATCTAAAGAAAGCAGGAACCCAAATATCATTTACTAAAAAGCAAATCAACGAATGGATCAAGTGTAAGAATGATCCAGTCTATTTTGCTGAAAATTATATTAAGATTATCTCACTAGACGAAGGTTTGGTGCCTTTTGAGATGTATGATTTCCAGAAGAATATTTTACGTGACTTCCATGAAAACCGATTCAACATCGCAAAGCTCCCAAGACAAACTGGAAAATCCACTACGGTTGTTGCTTATTTGCTTTATTACGCAATATTCTTTGATAGCGTTAATATTGGCATTCTGGCTAACAAAGCTTCCACATCTAGGGAACTCCTGAGCAGACTTCAACTTGCTTATGAGAATTTACCAAAGTGGATGCAGCATGGTGTAGTTGTTTGGAACAAAGGTAATGTCGAACTTGAAAACGGATCAAAAATTCTGGCATCTTCTACATCTGCGTCTGCTGTCCGAGGCATGTCGTTTAATATCTTGTTCCTCGACGAATTCGCTTTCGTTCCAAACCATGTTGCAGAGCAATTCTTTGCCTCTGTTTATCCTACTATTACTTCTGGTAAGAGCACGAAAGTCATAATCATTTCAACGCCGAATGGCATGAACCACTTCTACAAGATGTGGATTGATGCTAAGAACGGCAAGAATGGTTATGTAATGAACGAGGTTCATTGGTCTCAAGTTCCTGGCAGAGATGCCAAGTGGAAGGAAGAGACACTCAAGAATACTTCACCTAGACAGTTCGCGCAAGAATTTGAATGCGACTTCCTTGGATCTGCTGATACACTTATCAGTCCATCCAAGCTTCAAAATATTCCATTCGTTGACCCAATTACATCCAATGCAGGACTTGATATCCACGAAAGAGTACAAAAAGATCACGAATACATTATTACTGTTGATGTTGCCAGAGGAATTGGTGGCGACTACAGTGCTTTTGTCGTGTTTGATATCACCACACTGCCGTATAAGGTCGTGGCAAAGTACAGAAATAATGAAATTAAACCTGTATTGTTTCCCTCGGTAATTTTACAGGTAGCGAAAGAATACAATTTACCATACATCCTAGTGGAAGTCAATGATATTGGTGATAGTATTGCTGCCACTTTGAACTACGATCTTGAGTATCCTAACGTATTGATGTGTGCGATGCGTGGTAGAGCAGGTCAAATTGTTGGCACAGGTTTCTCTGGAATGAAAACTCAACTTGGTGTCAAGATGAGTGTGACGGTTAAGAAATTGGGTTGCGCTAATCTCAAAGCAATCATTGAAGAAGATAAACTAACATTTGGCGACTTTGAAATTCTTCAAGAGCTTACCACATTCATTCAGAAAAAAATGGCATGGGAAGCAGACGAAGGATACCACGATGACCTTGTGATGTGTCTGGTTCTCTTTGCGTGGTTAGTCATGCAGGAATACTTCAAAGAGATGACGGATCAAGATGTTCGTCGTCGCATCTATGAAGAACAAAGAAATCAAATTGAGCAAGACATGGCACCATTCGGTTTTGTTGATGATGGTCTTGGAGATGATAGTTTTGTTGATGGCGATGGATCATTGTGGGAGTATGGAAATACTCAGGAAGAAGTATCTTATATGTGGAACTACTGATGGATATAGAAGATCAGTTTTCTCTAGAGCATCTTATCTTTAAAGAAAGAAGATGTAGAACCTGTGGTAAAGAGAAAGACCTTCTTACAGATTTTTATTTGATTCGAAAAAACAAAAGACCATTTCCATCGGCATATTCTTATGAATGCAAAGCATGTACGGTCAAAAGGATACTTGATGCAAGAAAAAAAGATCACTCAAAATGGTCGTATCCAGATTGGTAGCATGTTCATGCATTGTTTCCCCCTCTGAACATTAGTAATTTCTAAATAGATTTAGATAAATTTGATATCTAAGAGGTAAAAAAATGGCAAGTCAAGTCTCGCCTGGTGTTGTTATTAAGGAGCGTGATTTATCCAATGCCGTTGTTGTAGGAGCACTAGCTATTCGTGCTGCTTTTGCTTCAACATTCCGCACTGGACCCGTAGGCAAAATCGTTAACGTAACTTCCGAAAGAGAACTTATTGATACTTTTGGTACACCAGCTGAGGCAAATGCTGCTGATTGGTTGGTTGCTGCAGAGTTCCTTCGTTATGGCGGTCAACTCGCAGCAGTTCGTGCTTCAACAGGAGTTCTAAACGCAACCAAATCAGGAACTGGTGCTCTTGTTGCATCCAAAGAATCCTTCGATGCTGGAGTAACTTCAGAAAAATTCCTAGCACGTTATGCTGGAACAGAAGGAAATTCATATAGAGTAGTAATTGTTGATCGCGGACCAGATTACAAGATTACAAAAACAACTCACGGTCTATCAGTTGGTGGCACCTGGACAGATAGTGCTTCCGTAAACCATGAAGTTTACAGCGTAATTGATGCTAATAACTTTACGATTGTCAAAGGATCTGCTGCTCCAGCAACAACTCCTGGTGCTACAATTGCTACTTGGTCAGATTCTGATTGGAACGCAACTGCTATTGGATCAACTGGTCTAACTTTCAAAGCAATTGCTCCACGTCCTAAGACATCTGCTTGGGCAGAAGCTCGTTATCTTTCATATGACGAAGTTCATGTTGCAGTAATCGATACAAGAGATAACACCGTTATTGAGCGTCTAACATATCTTTCCAAGATCTCTGATGCTAAGTCTCCAGAGGGAAATTCATTGTACTGGAAAAATGCAATCAATGAATTTTCTGATTACATTTATGCTGGTGCAGAACTTGGTTCAAGTGAGCAAACAACTTCAGGTGAAGATTCTGGTGGAACCGCTGCTTCATATGCAGCAACTTCTGGATCTCCAAAAGTTCTCGCAAGAATTCTTTTAACTGCGGGTGGAGCTCTTTCTGGTGGTGCAGATGATTATGCATACACCGCTGGTGAAATTGGAGCAGCATATGATCTATTCCTAGATACCGAAGAAACAAGCATTGATTTCGTTCTCATGGGCGGATCAATGAGCACAGAGGTTGATACGATTGCTAAGGCAGGATCTGTCGCCGCTATCGCAAACAGCAGAAAGGATTGTGTTGCGTTTATTTCACCTTATGTTGGCAACCAAGTTGCAACTTCTGGTGGATCTGCAATTTCTGCAGCTGCTCAACTATCTAATACAGTTGCTTTCTTTAGCAATATTGCTTCTAGTTCCTATGTTGTTCTAGATAGCGGTGTCAAATATACATATGATCGTTTTAACGATAAGTATCGTTATATCGGTTGCAATGGTGATGTTGCTGGTCTTTGCGTTTCAACTTCCGCAGTTCTTGATGACTGGTATTCGCCAGCAGGAACAAATCGTGGTGGTGTTCAAAACGTTGTGAAACTTGCTTTCAATCCAAATAAGGCAGCAAGAGATGATCTCTACAGCAACAGAATTAACCCAATTGTTTCACTTCCTGGAACTGGACCTGTTCTCTTTGGTGATAAGACCGCTCTTGCTTCTCCATCAGCATTTGACAGAATTAACGTTCGTCGTCTATTCCTCAATGTTGAGAAGAGAGCAAGAACACTCGCTGAAGCAGTTCTATTTGAACAGAACGATAGCACAACTCGTTCGAACTTCACCGCTGCTATTTCTTCTTACTTATCAGAAGTTCAAGCACGTAGAGGTGTAACTGACTTCCTAGTTGTTTGCGATGAGACAAACAATACACCAGAAGTCATTGATAGAAATGAATTTGTTGCTGAACTCTACCTCAAGCCAACCCGCTCGATTAATTATGTAACTGTTACCGTAACGGCAACTAGAACGGGCGTTTCCTTCTCGGAAGTCGTTGGTAGATAATTAATAGTATAAGAAAACATCACAGAGGTAACCACTAATGGCATCGTCAAACGTAAGTCAGTTCCTACAAACTATCGGTCAGGGCGTGAAGCCCAACATGTTCCTGATCGATGTTCAATTCCCAGCATCGCTATCAAAACAGACTGCTGATCAAAACCTTACAAATCTTCTTTGTAAGTCAGCAGCACTTCCTGGTTCAAACCTAGGAGTTATTGAAGTTCCTTTCCGTGGTAGAACAGTCAAGATCGCAGGTGATAGAACCTTCGACACTTGGACCGCTACCTTCTTCAACGATAAGGATTTCAAACTACGCTCATTCTTTGAGCAGTGGGCAAATAGCATCAACACTCATGAGGGTAATACCGCTCCTCTATTCACTCCAAACAACTCTAGTGGTTATATGGCTGATCTAGGAGTTAAGCAACTTGAGAAAGATGCTAGCACAGAAGGTGCTATTCTCAGAGCATATTCGCTCAAGTATTGCTTCCCAACTAACGTTTCTCAAATTGATGTTGCTTATGATAGCAATGATCAGATTGAAGAATTCACAGTTGAGTTCCAATACTCCTACTTCACTGCTGAAGCAGGAACCAGACAGGGAGTTTCTTCACTTCCAGTAGTCTGATAAATAGTTGGAAGCAGTATTTGAATAACTAATTATGAGTCAACTATTTGGCTTCCAAATCAATCGCAAGGAGGGACAGAAGGGACAATCCCCTGTCCCTCCTGCTGCTGATGAACCAATTGCCGTTGCCGCAGGTGGTTACTATGGAACGTATGTAGATACAGACAATTCAGCTCGTAATGAGTATGAGATGATTCGTAGGTATCGTGATATGGCACTTCATCCAGAAGTTGATAGTGCTGTTGATGAAGTGGTAAATGAATTTATCGTTAGCGATGCTCACGATAGTCCAGTAGAGATTAATTTAGATAATCTAGACGTTGGTGCTGGTGTAAAAAATAAGATTAGAAATGAATTTGATCACATCAAAAAACTTTTAAATTTTGATAATAGAGCACACGAGATTGTGCGTAATTGGTATATTGATGGAAGACTATATTACCATAAAGTTATAGATTTAGACAATCCGAAAAAAGGTATTTTAGAACTTCGCTACATTGATCCTCTAAAACTCAAAAAGGTTCGTCAAAAATTAGATAACAAAGAAAAGCAAGATTCGTTGATGAGAGCAGCGGTAAAGGGAACTGCTCTTGAATACGAATATGGAACTTTCGTTGACTATTTTCTCTACAATCCAAAAGGATTTTATAGAGGTGGTGTCTTAGGTCCAATTGGTGATATGTCATTATCACAGGGCGTAAAGATGTCAGTCGATTCTATTACGTTTGTTCCATCTGGATTACAAGATCTCAACAAAAGAATGGTGTTGAGTTTCCTTCACAAAGCAATCAAGTCACTCAATCAACTTCGCATGATTGAAGACAGTCTTGTTATTTACAGATTGTCACGAGCACCAGAACGTAGAATTTTCTACATTGATGTAGGAAATCTTCCAAAGGTAAAAGCGGAGCAGTATCTTCGTGATGTAATGTCTCGTTACAGAAACAAGCTTGTTTATGATGCTAACACTGGAGAGATGCGTGATGATAAAAAGCATATGTCAATGCTTGAAGATTTCTGGTTACCTCGCCGTGAGGGTGGTAGAGGAACTGAAATCACTACACTCCCAGGCGGTCAGAACCTTGGCGAACTCAAGGACGTTGAGTATTTCAAAAAGAAACTTTACAACTCACTCAACCTACCACCTTCCCGCCTTACGGATGACAACAAAGGGTTTAATCTTGGTAAGACCACAGAGGTTCTCAGGGATGAACTCAAGTTTGCTAAGTTTATCGGTCGTCTCCGCAAGCGTTTCAGTGAGATGTTCCAAGATATGCTCAAGACCCAACTCATTCTAAAAGGAGTAATCTCTCCAGAAGATTGGGATGACATGAAGGAGCATATTCAATATGATTATTTGTTCGACAATCATTTCAATGAATTAAAAGAAATTGAAATGATGAACCAAAGAATGATGTCAGTCACTCAGATGGATCCTTTTGTTGGCAAGTATTTCTCTGTTGAATATGTTCGTCGCAACATTCTCAATCAGAGCGATAAAGATTATCGTGAGATTGATAAGCAGATGAAGGCGGAGATTGCTTCTGGTCTTGCAATTGACCCAGCACAGACAAATATGATGGACACAATGCAACAGCAAAATACTGCTTTTGGTCCAGAAATTCAAAACATTCAAGCGCAAGATGCTGCATCAAGAGAAGCACAAGCAGCTGATGCAAACTTAGATAGAGAGATGCAAAAGATGAAGGCACAACCTAAACCTGCGCCAAAGTCTAAATAAAATATATTGTTATATTATCATGACAGAAACTAATAACGAATTGGGCA